AATGGTGCATCACACCCAGATAAAACTGTAAGTTCTGGTAGTATTACTTTAGATCGTTCTTCAACAAGTGTTAAAGTAGGTTTACCATATACATCTTTACTACAAACTATGAGATTAAATGCTGGATCACAGAATGGCACATCACAAGGTAAGACTAAAAGAATATATGAAATTACAATTAGATTATTTGAATCTATTGGTGTTGAGGTTGGAGAATCTTTAGATAACATGGAACGAATACCATTTAGAACATCATCTGATCCTATGGATGATGGTATACCTCCGTTTACTGGGGATAAAGCTGTAGAATTTAGAGGTAATTATGATACTGATGGTTTTATTTTTGTTAGACAAACTCAACCTTTACCTTTAACAATATTATCTTTATACCCAGAACTACAAACCAATGACTAAAAATTTATTACAAATAGTGCCTTATATCTCAACTCATGGTAAGATCATTCTTGCTAATCAAATGAACCACGTTCTTATGGATAAAGATGCACAATACGAAGGCGATGCTATGCAATTAGAACAGAATGGTTTAGCTTATACTTGTATTATAAACAATGAACCTATTGCATCTGCAGGTATGAAAATCATTTGGGATGGTGTGGCAGAAGGTTGGGTGTTGGCAACAAGCAAGGTTTGGAATCACCCGCTAGTTATTGCTAGAGCTATTAAGAAAAATTTTGCAAGACTAGCAAAAGAAAATAATATAAAAAGAGTACAAACAGCTGTAAGAGCTGACTTTAAAATAGGTTTAAAGTTTGCTTCATGGCTTGGTTTACAAAACGAAGGATTGATGAAACATTATGGTTTTGATGGTTCAGATCACTTTAGATATGCGAGGATATTTTAATGGGTTGGCAAGAAGCAGTAGTAGGAGCATTAGGTGCAGCACAAATACAACAACAAGGTGCTATAGGTAAATATAATCAATCGATTGCTAATCGTAATGCTCAAGTCAAAGAACAAGAAGCTCAGATATTAGATGATAAATTAAATTTAGAACTTTCTCAATTTGATAAAAAGTTTAGACAACTACAAGGAAGTCAAGTAGTTCAAACTTTAAAATCTGGAGCAGAGTTTTCTGGATCAGCAAGAAACATACAACTATCAAATTTGTATGAAGCTGAAGTAGAAAAAGATATTGCTAGATATAATACTGAAATAGGTAAGGCTAGAAAATTTGAAGAAGCTAACTTTGCTAGAATCTCTGGTGAAGTTGCTAGACAACAAGCAAGACTTGCACAACTAGGAACACTAACTCAAACAGGAACAAGTTTATTAACAATGAGTAAATATTCATAATGCCAAAGATACCTACATTTACATCTAAAGGAACAATAACTGGTCAAGGACCAAGTGTTACTACTAATTTACAAATACCCTTAACACAAACTGTTGGTGCTGCTTTACAACCTATTTCAAAATATGTTGAGCAAGAATATATAAAAGAAAAAACATTAGAAGAAAATAATAAAGTAGATAAATTAATAGCAGATTCATATAAAGATAATAAAGATGGTCCAGTTGGATTTTTAACTTTGTCAAGTGAAACTGGAAAAAGTGCTAATCCTTCAGATGCTTCTAATCTTTATGATGAAGGAACTAATAAATTATATAATTATTTATCTTCTACAAAAACGGATAATTTTTCAAGATTTGGTAAGCAAATTTTTAAATCTAAATTTTATGCTTCAGCTGCACAACTCAAATCTAATGCTTTATTAGAATCAAGAAAAACTCAATTTAAAGAATCTTCTGATGTTGATAATGATTTTATAACACAAAAAACTATTGCTCTTTCTTCACTTCGCAATGGTTCTGGTTTAGATCAATTATATGAAGTTATAGATCAAAGATTAGATTCTAATCCTTATTATGTTAAACAACCACAGCTTAAAAACGATGTTAAACAAAAGTATCAACAATTTTCTGCATCAGCTGTTGCAAATAAAATGTTACTAAATGAACCAAGTTTATTAAAAAAACAATTACAAGAAGGTAAATATAATATTTTAGAATCAAAAGATATAATTGAACTTTCTACTAAAGCAGATGTTGTAATTAAAGAACAAAAATTTTCAACATTAACTAATGCTATATCTTCAGTTGGTGTAGGAGAAGTACCACCAAATGCTTTAAAACAAATTACTCAACAAACTATTTCAGGTAATTTTGCAGGTGATGAAAATTTACAAAACATTTATAATTCTTTAACAGATATAGAAAAAAAAGAATTTAGAAATTTTGCTGGAAAAAAAGCAAGAGAAAAAAGAAATGAGTTACTCTTTGAAATTTCAGCAGAGGATGCTGCTATAAAATTAGAAACAGCTGAAGGTTTCAACAAAGCTCTTGCCGATGCTGATGTTGCAACAGGTTTAAATCAAAAAACTATTGAAGATATTTTTAGTAATAATTTAAACTTAAATACTCAATTAACAGATGTAAATACAAAAATTATTAATAATGCACAAGAAAAAATAACTATTCAATCTGATTTTGATTCTAATACTGCTATATCTGCTTTAATAGCAACTAATAGAATTAACAATGTTTCTGATAAATTTTTATTACCTAACGAGACAGAATCTAAATCTATTTTAGAAAGATATGGAGAAACAGATTTAAACGATTTACAATATTATTCTAGTTTATTTGTACAACAAAACAAAAATCCTAAACAATTTTTAAAAACATTTTCTCCTTTTCATAGTTTTATAGATGAAACTAAATCTTTAATTAGTTCAGATGTTATTAAAATACTAGACCCAACAAGTTACAATAATAGTCTTACTAGATTTAGAGATGATATGTATTTATTATACACTCAAGGTATCAGTGAAGGAAAATCACCACTTCAATTATTAGATTATAAAGATAAAAATTTTATAGGAAAAGATTTTTTACAATACCAAACAGATAAAAATAAAATTTTTAAAAACATGATGGACAATGTAGAGAAAAAAGAAGTTGATGAATCTAAAAAAAAACTACCAGGAGAAAGTCCTTCAGAATATTTAAAAAGAATTAGTGAATAAGCATGGCAGATTTACAAACACAAACACAACAACTAAAACAAGGTGGTTTTAGTCAAGTTGAAATAAATAATTGGCAACAAGAAAAAGTAAAACAATTACAAGAAGGTGGTTTTACTTCTGAAGAAATTGTCAAAGATTTTGGATTTGAACCTGTTGATACTACAGCAATAAAAAAAATTTACGAAAAAGATTTAGCTATTCCTGAGATAGTTAATTATGATGAAATCGAAACAATACAAAAACAAAATCCAGATGACAAAGGTTTCTTAGAAGCTGCTGTAGGAAAAAAATTAGATAATGTAGGAGAAAGAATTGCAGCTGGTTGGAATACAGGTGTTATAGATATAATTCAAGAAGCTCATGGTATTCCTAATATAGATGGAACAAAAGAAGATGGAAAATATTTTAATGTTGATTTTCAAGACACAGGTTTTCTTGAAAGAAATATTACCAATGCAGCAAGAATTGTAAAAGATTTACCTTTATACCTTGGTGTTGGTGGTGCTTCTTTGTTTGCTACTCGTTCACCTAATGCTAGTATTTTTACTTCTGGTTTAGTAGTAGGTTCTATTAGAGAAACATATTTAGACATGAGAGAGAAAGGTCAAGTTGCTAATTGGAATAATTTTTGGGAGATTTTTAGAAATGAAGGAATTAAAGCTGGGTTAAAAGAAGGAACACAACTTTTATCTGCTGCTAAACTTGGAGGATTAAGTAATAAATTCTTACCACAGTTAATAGGAAGAGTTGCAGGATTTGAAGGATCGGGTGCAATTATAGAAAGAGAATTACCAAGTAAGGATCAATTAATAGATTCTGTAATTTTGTTTGGTGCATTTGGATTAGGAGAAAGAGGAACAAAAAAAATTCCTAATATAATTAAAAAAACTAATCGTGATGCAGTTGATTTAGCTGCAGATTACAAGTTAGATAAATCTGTCAAGCAAGATTTAGCAAGTAAAAATTTAGAAATACCTAGAGCTATTAAAAGAACAGTAGAAGATATTACAGGTAAAAAAATAAAACTTGATGAAAAATTTTTAGAAGGTTTAGAGATCCCTGAAGCTGTTAAATTAATATTATATAAAAATAAAT